CGGCCAACATCAAAAATCTGGTCGATCAGCTGAAGGCGGCCGGCGCCAGCACGGAAGAAGCGGTCGGATTTGTCAAAGGCCTCACAAGTGCCATGGCCGAATTCGGACGTCGTGGCAGCAGAGAATACAACGATTTGCTGCAACACGCTGGAAACTATTCCGGTGCGATGCAGAAGCTCGTTCAGGATATGGAGCACGCGCAAACAGTCGAGGAGAAAGGCCGACTGTTGCAAGAAGCTGTCGCCAACGCTCGGCGCAATGCTCACGACGCCGCCATCGCGCAGAACAAGACAGAGGCCGAGGCTAATATAGCTGCGGCCAAGGCAGCAGAAGATCTTGCGGGGAGATTCCACACCAACATCGATACTCTCAATCGCATGCAAACGGTCTTTAAGGACATGACCGCCGAACAAAAGGCGGCCTACGAGGCGTCGCTCAAGCAGGGCGAAGAAGTCAACAAGATGTGGAATCAAATCGGCGCCGCTGCAGAGGAGGCCGGCGGCAAGATGATCACAACTTTTGGTCCTGCAATGAGCGCAGCGCTCAGCAAGGTGCCATCAATGATCGACGCGATCGCCACATCGTTCGGCAACGTCAAAAAACAAATGGATGACATCAATGCAGCAAAGGGGCGCGGCGATTGGGGAGAATTTTTTGGCGGCAAAAGCGGTCAAGGCGGTCTCGGCGCGCTCCCTGGTACACTGAAGCCTGCGGGATCTGGTCCCGATCTGGGAAAATCACTTGGCCTTGGAGATATTCCGCATTTTCAGCACGGCGGCATCGTCTCGCGGCCGACGCTGGCGATGGTCGGCGAAGGCGGCCCGGAAGCCATCATGCCGTTGGGCAAGCAGGGCGACAAAGCCCGACTGCTCGATGACAACACCAAAGAGCTGAAAGAACTCAACGACAACTTATTCGCGCTGCTGCATCCGACCGGCGGCGATGCCCGCGGCGGCGGCCTCGGCCGCGGCGGCCTCGGCGGCGGCGCTGGCGGCGGAGCTGGTGGCGGTGGCGGTGGCGGCGGTGGCGGCGGTGGCGGCGGAGGCGGAGGCGGCGGCACCGGACCAAACGGCTCCGACGTCGGGCCAGGCACTGGTAAGGGCGCAACGCAGAATACGCCGGGCTTGCCGTCAGGCGCCGGGCCGGGTGCCTCGCTGGCATCAGCGGCGGCCGGCGGGAAATTCTTCGATCCATTCACCGGCAAGGTCGCTTCGAGCGGCGTGCTCGGCGATCCGAACGTCATGGGGACGGGCGGCCTCAAATCGCACGGCGTGCTTGGCGCCGAAGGCCTCGAGGGCGCTGGCGCATGGGGCGGCCCGCCAGGCGCTGCCGGAGGCGGCGGCGCAGCTGGTGGCGGCGGCGGCGGAGGCGGTCTGAACAAACAGGCTTATGAGAAGACGTTCGCGGGCACGCCGCTGGCCGGCAAATACGACCAGGTCGTTGCCGCGGCGAATGCGAACGGCGTGCCGCCGGCGACCATGGCCGCGATCTTGGCGCACGAGACCGGCCACGGTACGTCGAGGATGTTGCGCGAGCGCAACAATCCGGCCGGCTTGATGGACCCGAAGACCGGCATGAAAACCGGGCAGACGTTCGCTTCAGTCGATGAAGGAATCGCCGCAGCGGGAAGAACAATCGGAAGGCATTACAAAGCGGCTGGCGGCGACATCGGCAAGATGGGCCAGGCTTATGCCCCGGTCGGCGCCGCCAATGATCCGAACAGCCTCAATGCGGGTTGGCCGGCTGGCGTGCGCAAGTATCAAAGCCAGCTCGGTGACGGCGCAGCACCGCCGCCGCCCAACGGACAGACCGCGGGGCCCGGCGTCGGCGGCGATACCGGTTACACCGGCGTCGGCCGCTTCAACTTCATGGGCAGTCCCGAAGCTCGGGCGATGGGGCTGACGAATCCAACGCTACAGAAATTTGCCACCGGCATTCCCAAGGGCGGAGGTCCGCAATCCATCACGGCAAACCAATATGCTGGTCAGGACATCGCCGGCTTTCTCAAAGATCTGCACGATGCTGGTGCGCCGCTTGGTGCCTATGCTGGCGTATATGCGAACAAGCCCGGCCAACATGGTTTGGGCAACGCCGTTGACATCGAGACAGGATTCGGCTCGGGACCCAATAACAGTCCGGCGCTGTACAAATGGGCGCAAGAGCATCCGCAACAATTCGCTGAAATCCAAGCCCGACACCACATGCGCAATCTGCTCAACACAGGTCGCCGCGATCCGAGCCAGGCCCACGATTGGGGTCACTTTGAATGGACGCCGACCGGCAGGGGTGATCCGAACGCCGTTGCGAAGGGTCCGGCGGCGCCAGCTGCAACCGCCGCCGGCGATCGCGCCACGCTCGATCGTCACGCGGCGCGGACGCAAAAGGTCGAAGCGACCGGCAAGCTGACGGCAAACATCAATGCGCCGAAGGGCACCGATGTCACCGCGGAGGGCGGCGGCGTCTTCAAGAAGATCGAAGTCAATCGGCAAGTACAGATGACGAAAACGCAGCCGGCGGCACTCAACGAGAAGTCGGCGCACGGGGCGCTGCAGTAAATGTCGACCATCATCAATCTGCCGAACACGATCTGGCGCGATCAGCTGCTGCCGGCGACCTTCGCCGGTCAGCAATTCCACTGCGAGGCCAATAGCCGCGAAGGCGGTCAGCGCGCCGTCACGCATCAGTTTCCAAAAAAGGATTTGCCCTATACCGAGACGATGGGCCGTCACGCGATGGGTTTCACCATTCGCGGCTATTGCATCGCCTATCCGTTCAATACCGATCAGCCGCTTTATCAGCGTGACTATCGACGACCGCGCGACAACCTGATCAATACGCTCGATGCCGGTCAGCCCGGTGTTTTGCAGCTGCCGACGCAGGCGCCGATGTGGGTCGTTTGCACCCAATACCGCATGACCGAAGAAGAGCGCTTCGGCGGCTATTGCATCTTCGACATGACGTTCGTCGAATACGGCAAGACCGAAAATCCGGCGCCTAATGTCAGCGCGCAATTGCTGCAGGCCTCGCAAACTATGATCCAGCGGGTGATGACCGTGATGTCACAGGGGCCGCGATGAATCGCGCTGACGCCCAAGACGCGGCGCCGATCGTCTTGCGGCTGCTCGGAAACCTGGCGGCCTGCATTCCGGCCGCCGGGCTTGCCGGTTCGCAGGCGCGCACCGCGCTCGGCGATGTCGCCGCCACGCTGCCGACGCTACTCGCCGCCGATACGCTGGGCCCGCCGTTGGCGAATTGCTTCGCTCTGGTGCAGCAAGCTGGCGCCACACAAAAACAATTTGAGGTAGTGCGCATCACCACCGAAGCCGAACAGCCGCAGACGCTCGGCGGCGTCTTGATGCAAAATTCGGCCATCAATCTTTGTCTGGCGACCGAAGCGCAGATCATTGCCGGCATGACCTTTGTCAGTCGCCAGGATGTCGATGCGCTCAAGAAGGCGCTACGGCAGCCGTTCGATGACGCCGAAGAGATCGCCGCCGACGATATGGACCAGGCGACCTTTATGGCGCTCATCGAGCTCGACGCCGCGGTCACTCATTTTCTGGTCACAACGGCACGGCCGCTGCCGCGCATGGTCGGCTATCAGTTCGCGGCGGCGCTGCCGAGCCTGGTGATCGCCTATCGGCTTTACCAAGACGCCAGTCGCGCCGACCAGGTAGTAGCGGAAAACAAAATCGTGCATCCGGCGTTCTGTCCGGCGATGGGCCTAGCGCTGTCGGCCTGACATGTCAGTCGCAGGCATTCCCGACATCAATGCGCCGGATAATACCAGCCGATTTCCTGATGCGGAAATCGCGACGCTGGCGGTGCGCGGCAATGTGTTTTCAGATTGGGAATCGGTCTGGTTACAACATCGCTGGCATGAAGCCTTTGCTTATTTCCGCTTCACTGCTGCCGAGCGCGGCACGCCGCCGAAAGATTGGACGCTGCTGCAATTTAAGCCGGGCGACAATTGCACGATCTGGTTGGCGCGGCAGCTGGCATTGGTCGGAATTATCACCGATCGCCAGGTGTCTTATGATGCCGAGCGGCATCAGGTGCAGCTGGTCGGCAAGAGCCTGACGCATTGGGGCTACAAGTCGAGCGTCGACGTCGACAAGAATAACCAGGGCAGTTTTGACGGTCAGACGCTCGAAGCGATTTTCAAACAGGTCATGTCAGCCTATCCGGGTTCGCCGAAAGTCATCGGCATGGTCAATCCGCTGCCGTTCGAAAAATGCCAATGCAACGTTGGCGAATTGACTTGGGATTTTATCGAGCGGCTGGCGCGGCCGCGCGGCGCTACGCTCGGCTCCGACCAGTTCGGCAATTATCTGCTGATCGGCAATCATCAATTCCCGCTCGTTGCCAAGCTCGAAGAGGGCGTCAACATCAAGGCCTGCGAATGCCGCATCAGTCACGACGAATTTTTCCAGGCCATCGATGTGCGCGGCCAAGGCGCCGGCAGCGATAAGAGCTCCGGTTCGGCGACCAACGAATACAAATGCATTGTTGCTGGCAAGGCTGAAGTCTACAGCAAGATCATCATCCCTGCCGAGCAGCCAATCGAAGGCCAGGCCGAAGCCTGCGATCGCGCTTACAACGAAGCTAAATGGATCGCGGGCACTGAGATCGTCGCCAACATCGTCACTTATGGCTGGACCTATGACGGCAAAAATCTGTGGGCGGCGGGCCAGAACGTCTATGTCGATTCGCCGATGGCGATGCTCAACATGGTGCTGAAAGTTAGAACGGTAACGTTTGAGCAGAGCGATCAAACCGGCACCCAAACCACGCTCGAGCTGGTCGCGCCGTGGCTATTGGATGACAGCACGACATTGAACGTCAGCAACCCAACAGCGCCGACGCCACCGGTGCCCAATCCGCAGGGCACGCCGTTCGCCTAAACAGAGGAAGCCATGGTGCATCGCGCAACAGCGGGAAATTCATCATTCCGCGGCTACAGCGCCGGCGGCACGCGCTCGGCTATCAGCGGCGCCGATGACACTACGCAGATGCAGGAATTCGCCGGAAACTTCATGTCCGGCGAAGCCCGCAAGGCGATGGAAACGATTCAAAATTTTGGCCACACATCAGTGGTGCTGGACGCGATCAAGGACAAGCTCGGCAAGATGGTGGGCAGCGCCGAGACGATGATCAGTTTTATGGGCGGCAATCGCTCGTTCCCGGTCGGTGGCAGTACCGACGATCGGCGTCACCGTTTGAACGGCCTGGAAAAGGGCGAATCTGGGCTGTTTGGAACGCAGGGAATGAAGCAGCA